ATGCTCGTGCGGCGACGAAGGCTGCTCGTGACGCGAAGCGTGCGGAGCGTGTGGCTGCCCGAATCGCGAAGGCTGAGGCTCGGCTCGAGGCTCTGAAGCAGCGTGAGTTTGCTCGCGCTCAGAAGGCGACGAAGAAGTCGACGAAGGGTGTCATATGGACGGCTGAGCAGGTTGCTGCGATGAACGCTGAGCGAGGTCTCGCCTAATGAGTACCACGAATCCTCTTGCGTTGGCGAGTGCCAGTGACATCAAGGCTCTGGTTGTGGCTTGCGAGGTCAGTGCTACTGATGCGCTTGCTCGGGTGGATTCGGTCCTGACTCGCAAGAGTCTGACTGATGGTAAGAAGGCGCGATGGACTCGTCTGCGCGAGTGGCTTGTCAATCGCGACATGAACGATGCTGCGAACTACAACCCCGATTACAACGACTTCTACGACGGCAACGGGTATCCCCGTCCTAGCGAGCGAATCTAATGGACAATCAAGAAAAGTCGAAGAAGGAACTGGAATGCGACCTTCTTTTCATAGAAGGACTTCTGATGCTGCGCGCGAGGCAGATAGCACCGTTGGTGCTCGAGGCTCGCATGCTCCAGGCTGCTCTCGTTGCTCGCGAGGAGGTGAAGCCGTGAGCGTACTTGAACGGGTGTTGGCTTGGGTCTGGCGCAGGTTTATGGCGTGGGCATCGAAGTAGGTCAAGCCGTGAGTATTATTCTTGCCTGGTTTACTTTTGCGATTTTTCGTAGTATAATGTTTCTTGTCCGTTGTTAATTTGTTATGGAGTAATTGTTATGAGTAATGTTCGATTCACGAAGCCTTCCAAGAAGGTCATTCAGGTGTATGAGATGTTGAAGGACGGCAAACCGTTTTCTTTCGACAAGATGGTGAGCACTCTTTCTTGCTCGCCAACTACGGTGATGGTGTTCATCTGCATCCTCCGTCGCGACTTTGGTGCTCAAATTGAGACCGAGCGTGATGGTCGTAAGGTGACTGCCTATCGTCTTGACAACGCTGCTGCTCTTGCTAAAACGATGGTGGCTGCTCCGAAGGCTGCGAAGCCCTCGAAGGCGAAGAGCGTTTCGGTCGTCAAGTCCGTTCGCACTGTGAAGACTGCAACACCGAAGGTTGCCGTTGATGACGGTTCGATTCCGACTCTTGATATTGAGGAAGTGAATGATAATGAACTTGCCTCGCTCAAGGCTGAACTCGGTCTGAGTGAGTCTTATTCGGAGTAAGACTTAACTGAGTGGGGCGGGGAAACCCGCCCCATTTTCTATATGCATAAACCATCAGGCGAATTCTTTTCATCGCTGGGACAATATGTCTATCAGTATGTGAATCGCGATACTCTAAAGCCATATTACACTGGCAAAGGAAATGGCGATCGATGCTGGGCGCATGTTATTGAAAAAGGATTCGATTCTGAAGATTGTTACATTGTTGCTCGAAATCTTGAAAAGTTTGAGAACAAACAAGACTGGCAATCATTCTTACTTGAATCTTATTTGATCCACATCAACGATCCTGAAAACAATTCTGTTTCAGGTCATTATAAGGAGTGTTTTGTTATGGCTTCTCTTTCTTCAATGCTTTCTAATTTTGAAAGTGCTCGATTTGATAATTTTGCGAATTTTCCAGATTGGTATGTTGATAACTATAAATCTTTTAAGAACAGAGTTCGCGAAGTTAAGATCAATTCAAGTACAACGTTTGTTTTAAGTAACGCAAAAAATCAAATGTATATGATGTTTTGGTGGGATCCTATTGATGAAGAATCGCCCATCAAAGTTACATTCGAAATTAATTTGTCAGATGGTAAAAAACTTGATGCTCTTAAAGAGGCTTTGATTTCTTGGCTAAAAACTGAAGGGCATAGAGAGACGTTTCCTGACGGTAAAATTCAGAAAGTTGCTGTCAATGTGGATGATATTGAGAGTGTTATCGCTCTGTGGGATAGTTTCTGGAAAGAAGAATAATATGGATGAGCAATCACAAATTTTGTGCGAGATCAGTGATCAAATGTATACGATTACAGGAAAGTTAATTGAAGATGGCAGAGAGCCTTTTGCAATTGCTGCAATCTATGTTATGATCGCAATGCAGATTTACAAAACAATATTATCTGAAAACGATTATAACGAAATGGTTGATGCTATTTCTGATAATCGTAATCAAGTGAAGACGTTGACTCAATTTACAAAGAGTAGATTAAACTAATGGCTCGTCAATGGCGAAAGGCTGATTTGAATAATCATTACTATTTCAATGAGAGTGATGGTAAGGTTGTAGGACATGCTTTCAATTATGCGCATTCAATGCTTTGGGGTGCAAAGGTTCCATCACCACTAGACTCTACTGGAGAAATGATCCTTGGTAGATATATTGAAATGGAATTTGCTAAGAAAGCAATTGAAGAGTTTTGGCATGATGAAAACAGAACACTGAGAATTGAAAATGAACATTTTTTATCTAAATCGTGATACGAAGATCTGCGCTCGGGAACATTGCGACAAACACGTTGTCAAGATGATCGTTGAGTATGCGCAATTACTTTCAACAGCACATCGCATTCTAGATGGCAATCATTATTTCGACAAAAGCAAAAACAATCGCAAGATTCATCGCTGGAAGTTGGATCAGTATCGCGAAGATACCATGTATCATGCAGTGAGTTGGAATCATCCTTCTGCTATTTGGGTTCGTGAGTCTTTCGATCACTATCAGTGGCTCTGGAATATGGCTTCTGAACTCTGTCAGGAATATCGTCATCGTTACGGTGGCGCGAATGATAAGCAGCACAAGTCCTCGTTGGTGATTCAGAAACTGAGTTTCGCTCCTGACAATATTGCTCGAACAGGAATATTCTCAGAGCCTCCGCAAGCAATGCCAGAAGATGTAAAGGTTCCTGGAGACTCAATCGCTGCATACCACAATTATTATCGTGTCTACAAGAAACGATTTGCCACTTGGAAGAACCGAGAGGTTCCGAACTGGTATAAATAAAGGTATGCTAGACTTCCTTTCTTTTATACAAGAACAGAATAATCCAGGTGGTGGACTCCACGTTTTCGACGTGGATGACACACTCTTTCACACCACAGCAAAGGTGCGTGTGATGAAAGGAGACAAGGTTGTTCAATCCTTGTCCAACTCAGAATATAACACTCACAACCTTCCAGATGGTCATCGTTATGACTATACGGAATTCCGTTCTGCAGAGAAGTTTGATACAGAGTCTGTTCCAAATCAGCGCATGCTTGAAAAGATGCGCAGACTTCACGACCGCGCAAAAGAAAATGGCGGTAGAGTCATCATCAATACTGCACGCGCAGATTTCGATGACAAGGATCGTTTCTTAGACGCTTTCAGAAAACAGAATGTCGACATTGATAACATTCATGTCTATCGTGCAGGTAATATGAAAGGCGACGGAACTGTTGCACAAAAGAAAACTGCAATCATTCGCGATCAATTAGCAAAAGGCGACTACAATCACGTGAGTCTCCACGATGATAGCGAAGAAAATCTAAATCATTTTCTCGCTCTTAAAGACGAATTTCCAAATGTGAAGTTTGTTGCTCACCATGTTAAGCCAGACGGAAAATCAAAAAGATACACTGGGTGATTTATGCCGAATTATGAGTTTTTGAATACAAAAACAAAGAAAATTGAAGAACATACGATGTCTGTTTCTGCCTATGATCAGTTTAAGGCAGACAATCCGCACCTAGAAAGATATTACAGCGAAGCACCGCTATTCAGTTACACTGGAACTGGCGACCTTGCTGGAAAGAAAACAGACAACACTTGGAAAGAAGTGATGAGTAAGATCGCAGAACAAAATCCTCGCAGCCCATTGGCTGATCGTGTTTTGCGCAAATCAACAAAACGAATTAAGACGGATGAGATTCTAAAGAAACACAAAGTCATGAAGGGATAATCATGTCAAAAAAGAAAAATAGCAATTCAGCCAGTTACATAGAAATCACATCAGAAACTATCGAGAAAAAGCCGCCGCGAATCAAAGCAGCAGAACTCAAGAAGTTCGAACCACTCACTCCAAACCAAGCAAAGTTTTTTGAAACATATGCGCGAGGAGATTACTTTACCATGCTTTGTGGTTCAGCAGGTACTGGTAAGTCATTCATTGCTTGCTACAAAGCAATTGAAGAAGTCCTTGATCGCTCGTCACCGTTTCATCGCATCGTGATTGTTCGCTCTGCTGTACAGTCTCGCGATCTTGGATTTACTCCAGGATCCGTAGAAGAAAAGATGAGTTTGTATGAACAACCTTATATGCAGATCTGTCATACGTTATTCGGTCGTCGTGATGCTTATGATGCGATGAAAGAATGTGGTCGTATTGAATTCATTTCTACCAGTTTCATTCGCGGAATGAGTTTCGATGATGCTGTGATCATCGTCGACGAATGTCAGAATATGACTTGGGAAGAATTGACGACAATTATGACTCGAGTTGGTCATCGTTCGAAGATTATCTTCTGTGGTGATTACAAACAAACAGATCTTTATCGCAATAGCAAAGACAAGAGTGGACTTCGGAAGTTTCACGAAGTCGCCAAGACTATGCAGTCCTTCACCAATATTGAGTTTACAACTGAGGATATCGTCCGCAGTAGTCTTGTGAAGGACTTCTTGGTGGCTGTTGAGAAGTATGAGAACAAGGAGAGTAAATCTAGTGACAAGTCATGATGAACTTCTTGGTGAATTGAGAAAAAGATTTTACATCCATAAAAAATTGTTTTCTGCTGAAGAATGCGATAGAATAATCGAACACTATAAAACGCAGACGTATGTAAATGCTTCTGTGGCTGACTTAAATGAATCAGAAGGAAACAAGATTGTTGCTATAACTGATGAAGATGCAAGAAAGGGTCGCATCGTTTTTTGCGATCATAAGAATCCTGTAACAAATTTTGCGTTTCAGAAATTGTTTTATAGCGTGTTGTGGGCAAACTTTGGTTGGAGTGTTTTCCCGTTACGGTTTCTTCAGATTGCTGAATATAATTCTGAAACAGATGGTGGCTTCTACAAACGTCATAGAGATATTATTAATTATCAGAATCCGCAACGAATCATTTCTTCGGTCACTCAGTTATCTAAAAAAGAAGATTACACTGGTTGCAATTTAATATTTGATGATGATTCTAACGCACCTGTAGATTTTTTAGAGCAAGGCGATACGATTTTCTTTACTTCAATTGAACCACATGAAGTGACTCCTGTGATAACTGGAACTCGATACTCGTTGACAGCGTGGTATGAGGGTCCAGTGCTTTGGGAAACTTTACCAGAGGATTTTTAATTATGTTTACACACATTGAACACAACTTTCCGCAACTGTTGAGAGAAACAGTTGATGGAACTCGAATGTACGTTTCTCCGACTGGTGAAAGATATCCTTCTGTCACAACTGTTCTATCAGATTATAACAAAGAAGGACTCAAAGAGTGGAGAGCAAGAGTTGGTGAAACGAAAGCCAATGAGATTTCTCGCAAAGCAACAACACGCGGAACTTCTGTTCACAAAGTCATTGAGAAGTTTTTAAAGAACGAAGATGTTTCGAATATCGAGATGCTTCCAAACGTTAAGTCGCTCTTTGTGCGCATGAAAGAAGAACTCTCAGAAAAAGTGGACAACATTCATTGCCTTGAGTCTCCATTATTCTCGCATAAACTCAAACTCGCAGGGACTGTAGACTGTATTGCTGAGCATAATGGAATTCTTTCTGTCATCGACTTTAAGACTTCTGTGCGCCTGAAGAAGAAAGAACAGATTGGAAATTACTTCATGCAAGGTGCAGCCTATGCCACAATGTTTACTGAGATGTCTTCCATTCCAGTGGACCGAGTTGTCATTCTGATTGGTGTAGACACGGCAAACTTCTGTCAGACTCTTGTTGTAGAAGGAGATGAACTCTTTAATTGGAAACAAGAGTTGAATAAGTATATTCTTGCATATCGTAAAAAGGTTGACATTATCACTTGATTGCGATAGAATAAGAATGTCTGGGTTAATTGGGAGATACAAGAATGAAATATTTACCTGTTATCACTGCAGCCCTCCTTCTTGGATCACCAAGCATCATGGCGCAAGAAGAGCCTACAACCGAACAGCTCCTCGGTGCAATTGCTGGAGGCGCACTTGGCAGCACAATCGGCGACGGTGACGGTCGCAAGGCTGCTACAGTTATCGGTGCAATCATCGGATATCGTATGGGTGAGCGTGTTCTAAGTTCTAATGATCGCAGAGCATTTACAAGAATGGGACACGATGACTTTCGCCGTTGGTGTCGTCATGAAGTTCCATATCGTTATGAGCATGACAGCAGACTCCGTAATCAGTGGATTTCTGGTTGCGTGAATCGTTTGAATCGTCAACAACGTGAACTTGAGCGTGAAGCATATGAGGATGGATATTATGGACCTTCCAATTAATGAATATGAATTAAGTGTGATCATCGAATGCTTACAGCGTGATGGTCGATGGGAATTGCGCGATCGCCTTCTTCTTGTTTCTGAATTGATGAAAGACGGTAAGCCATACAAGAAGATTCTCCGCGAAGAATACGGCATCGTCGCCTAATAGTCCAAATAAATCGTTTCGATCGTATTAAATTATCGCTTGCATCGCGATTTTATGTCGCGCCATGCATATATACGCTTGTGTATAGGTTTCGTATAGGTTTTAGTTCTACAGGAGTTTACTATGAAGACAGTTGGAGATAAGTTAGAACAATTTGTTATCACTGGCGTGAAGCCAGGTGCTCTCACACCTGACAATGCCTTTCAAAAGATTACAGAAAAATGTTTTGAAGGTAAGTGGAAGGTCATCGTTTACTATCCAAAAGATTTTACTTTTGTTTGCCCAACAGAAATTGTGGCATACGATAAATTGAACAAGGACTTTGCGGACCGTGACGCAGTTCTTCTCATTGGCTCTACAGACAATGAATTCTGCAAACTCGCATGGAAGAATGCGCATGAAGGTCTCAAAGCAACTACCTCTTGGTTCTTTGCTGACACTGCACGCAGTGATGAGTGGCATGATGAGGAACAAGGTCTTGTTCAACAACTTGGTGTTTTCTACAAGCCAGCAGGTGCTGCACTTCGTGCAACATTTATTGTTGACCCAGAAAATGTCATTCAGCATGTTACTGTGAATAATCTAAATGTCGGTCGTAACGCTGATGAGACACTTCGTGTTCTTGATGCGCTACAGACAGGTGAACTTTGCCAGTGCAATCGTCAGGTTGGCGAAAGCACTTTGAACGCTGCTTAATATCATGAAGGCTCTGCGATTTTTAAAGGAATGGGGGATTGTGTTAATTCCGTTGATTTGTTTCGGAGCATTTTGGTTGTTAATTACTTTTACAAATATACTTTACTAAAGGAAATCAAAATGAAGAAATTAATTCTAGCATTCGCTCTCGTTTCTGCACCAGTATTGGCGCAAGATCGCGTAGCACAATATGACTTTGACAAGGATGGCAAAGTTTCCTTCGATGACATTAATCGTTACTGCACACTTACAAAGTCACTCTTTGATAATGCTGATAAGAACGGTGATGGTTTTTTGAACAATTCAGAAATGCGCACAGCAAAGAGATATCTCTTCAGCCGCTGTGAAGCAGAAAAGCAGAATGCCTAAAAGTTCTTGCTGGCTAAATAATACTACCTTTTTTAAAAGATTAGGAGTATAATATGGAAGACGTGAAACAAATTAAATGTGGCTGTGGACGTAGTCCAACTGGTTACTGCATTGGCTTGCATGCAATGACAAATGAACAATACAAGGCTCATTTGGAACAACAGCAAAAGCAACTCAACGAACAGACAAAGCCACAATTCTTGATTGATTAATGGTAGTGAACCTCTGACTAAAGGTGTTCTGGACTCGGGTTCGACCCCCGACATCTCCACCAAATGCCCATCACCTCTTCAGCAATGTACGTGGTGGCTATCTTATGGGGATGAATTTGGCTTCGACAGGGCAAGTAATAAACCAAAGGCTACCAGTGAGGCGACTGACTTAATCAGCGCAAAAAACGTAAATGCAAACGATGATTCATTTACACCTATGGCTCTTGCTGCTTAATAAGCACACTGAGTACAAAGAGTTGACCGCTCGGTAACAGAAAGGTCTGGGTTGGTGGTGCGAACCACCAACCTTTTCTTTCCACTGCAATAATGGAGACTCGAAACATGAATGCAGTAGATATACTTTGTAATGTAGAAAAATATTTTGATCGCAACCACAATTTCTTTATGCTCTGGGGTGGCTTATTTGCTGCCGTGTTCTTTGGGTTGTTCGTGCCATTCGAAATCTACGATCGAACAATGCAACAATTAGAACTAGAGCGTGAAGCAAATGTTCTTCTCACTTCACAAATGAAAGAAATGAATCACCGCATGGAGTTTCTTGAACTCTCATATGACAAAAAACAAAAGGTGATGCGTGAAGTCGAATGTCTTGCCAAGAACATCTATTTCGAAGCAGGGTCAGAACCACGTGCTGGTAAAATTGCAGTGGCTGAAGTCACGATGAATCGTGTCAAGAGCAAACAGTTTCCTCGTTCAGTTTGTGGTGTAGTTTATCAAAAAGTCAGAGGAACTTGCCAATTCTCTTGGGTATGTCAAGACAAGAAAGCAATTCGTAGTCGCTCCGCATGGACAGAGTCTTTGCAAATTGCAGAGAATATATTGATTTCTAAGAAGAGATACGGTATAATTGGTCCTGCAATGTACTTCCATGCTGACTATGTTGACCCAGCATGGGCTGAAGAAAAGCGACTTATTGCAAAGATTGGAGCACATATCTTTTATCATTGAGGTTTTATGCGTATCATTGAAGATGTGAAGTTAGATTATAAAGATGTTTTGATTGTTCCTAAAAGATCTACAATAGAATCTCGTAGCCAAGTAAAGTTAGAAAGAACTTTTACTTTTCGAAGTGGCAATTCATGGTATGGTGTTCCAATCATTGCGGCTAACATGGATGGTGTTGGTGCGTTTGGAATGGACGATGAACTAAACAAACATCGTTGCATGGTTGCTCTCACAAAACATTATAAAGACGTTGAGTTAATTAACCATTTCCAAAAGAAACTGAATAGCACAATCTACTCTCTTGGTATCAGTGATAAAGATGTTGAAAAGTTTAGTAACGTTTTCAGCATTGTTGGACAGCCACACATGCGCGTCTGTATTGATGTTGCGAATGGTTACACACAACAGTTTGTAGAATTCGTAAAGCGTTTTCGCGATCGTTATCCTTACATTGTGCTCATGTCGGGAAATGTTGTCACACCAGAGATGACTGAAGAATTAATTCTCGCAGGTGTAGACGTTGTGAAGGTTGGTATTGGTCCTGGTTCTGTTTGTACAACACGAAAGAAAACAGGTATCGGCTACCCGCAGTTGAGTGCGGTTATTGAATGTGCAGATGCTGCTCATGGTCTCAAGGGTCATATTATAGCGGACGGAGGGTGTACCGTTCCTGGAGACGTGGTGAAAGCATTTGCTGCGGGAGCCGACTTTGTGATGCTTGGTGGAATGCTTGCTGGACACAAAGAAGGTGGAGCATCTCCTTTTGGTGATAACAAGTTCTATGGCATGAGTTCTGACACTGCCATGGATTTACATAATGGTGGTGTGGCAAACTATCGCGCCTCTGAAGGCAAGACAGTTGAGATTCCATATCGTGGTGAAGTCAGTAGAACAATGAAAGATATTTTAGGTGGTTTGCGTTCAGCATGCACCTATGTTGGAGCAAGTGAATTGAGGGAGTTGAGTAAGCGCACGACATTTGTTCGCGTGACTCAACAATTGAACAATTCCTTGAATGCATATGAGATCTAATATGGCTAATAGAGAAGAAAAGAATAATTTCTCAATGATGATCATGGAAATGGCAATCAAAGAGAAAATTGATCACATGGATGCAGTGACAACTTATTGCGAACGAAATAATTTAGAGATTGAAGTTGCTGCAACTCTGATCAATGATTCTCTAAAAAGCATCATTCAGGGTGAAGCAATGGATTTGAGATATCTTCCAAAGGGTAGCAAACTTCCGATATGAATGGGTACGATTTGTATTGCACCTACCAAGCCATCAAGTTGCATTTCAATTCAGAAAATTATAATTTCTTTCACTACGATGGCAAGACACGAGTATCTGTAGATGCATTTCAAAAACGTCGTGACAAATTTCTATTCCACCGTCTTGCGAGGAAGTATCGCGACGATGAGATGGTTCCATTTTTGGTTGCTAATTTTGTACACAGTGACGATAATTGGACCAAGTCTCTACTTGAGGAAGAAGCTGAATCTACCTACAGAGAATGGAAACGAAAGACGGATTCCATGAGCAAGATCTACGTTGAGGATCTTGAGAAGATTGCAAGCAAAGACAATTTCAACGAACTATTTAAAGTCGAAGATGGGCAGTTCCCTAAATTGCTAACTGCTTTTCTTCAGAATGATGTTACTATTGAAACAATGGTAATCTTGAATAACATCTTCGACTTTATTCGAATTTGGGACAAGAAGATTTCTGATGACATCATCTATCCCAAAGTATCAAGAAAGATTCGCAAATACGGATCATTCTTGAATGTGAATGTTGACAAGTACAAGGCTCTCACAAAAGAAACTTTACTTGGAGACAGAAATGCTATATAATGATATGGTAATGAAGAAAGTGGACAAGTCGATATACAATTCATACAACGCTATACGGAGTTATACAAATGAGTCTATCTAATCTTAAGAAGGGTTCCTCCCTTGATAAATTGAAGAAAGCAGTCGAAGCCTCTTCATCCACTGGTGGTGGTAAATCAAATGCTGATGATCGTTTCTGGCAACCAGAGGTTGATGCCGCTGGTAACGGATACGCTGTCATTCGTTTTCTTGATACACCAGCAGTAGACGGTGAAGATGGTTTGCCTTGGGTGCAGATTTGGTCGCACGGTTTCCAAGGTCCAGGTGGTTGGTACATTGAGAATTCTCTCACAACACTTGGCAAGACTGACCCTGTTTCTGAGTACAACACAGTTCTTTGGAATTCTGGCATTGAAGCCAACAAGGAAATTGCTCGTAAGCAGAAGCGTAAGTTGACCTACATCGCAAACATCCTTGTTGTTTCTGACGCAAAGCGTCCGCAGAATGAGGGCAAGGTTTTCTTGTTCAAGTTCGGCAAAAAGATCTTTGATAAGATCAAGGAACAACTTGAGCCACAGTTTGCTGATGAGACCCCAATGAATCCGTTTGATTTCTGGAAGGGTGCAAACTTCAAGGTCAAGATTCGCAACGTCGAAGGCTATCGCAACTATGACAAGTCGGAGTTTGAGGCTCCTGCTCCATTGTTGAGTGGTGATGATGCGAAGATTGAGCAGGTCTGGAAGTCTGCCCATTCACTCAAGGATTTCTTGAAGCCTGATAACTTCAAGTCCTATGATGAACTCAAGGCTAAATTGGACAAGGTTCTTGGTGCTGGTGGAGTTGCTGGTGCAACTGCCAAACGAGTTGATGATGAGGAAGCAGCCGCTCCTGTCATTCGCTCTGCTCCTGCCAAGAAGGTCACTGCTGAAGATGTCACTGTCGAAGATGATGACATGGCATTCTTCGAGAAACTTGCTGCTGAGTAATTTTCTTTAGAAAACCGTAGATGTTTTCAGGGGGACTTCGGTCCCCCTTTTTTTATCCGCGAAAGCCCGTATACTGCGGATGATTTGAGTCAGCCATTGATAAGCGATTGAATGTGTTATCATCAGTAAACACTTTGCCTGTTCTTGAATCGCCTTGTGGTCTTGTTGTTATTGTTTTAGAATTATTGATCACAATTGGTTGTGATGGTTTATCTTCTTGAGTTGTTTTCATCATATCAGTAATTGCCATCAATTGATCTTTTTCTCTTTTAGCATTTAAGATCATGTTTGCATCTTGACTCATTGGACTTAATGTATCAGATTCTTTTCTTAGACTGAGATTTTTTGGACTTGTGATTGAACTAAAGTCTCCTGCTTCTTCTCTGCGATTATATTCAGACAAAACTTCGCCAGCTCTTCCACCGCCATAGAAGTCGGCATAGAGTGCTTTGAATCTTTCCCATGGATCATTTCCATATTCATATTCATCTCTTCCGAGATCGGGACCCTGCCCCTCTCCTTCTCGATATCCACTTACATCGACAGAATCAATTTCTTCATCTTCATCTCCAGCCAATCTTCCTCTCACATCAATCGATTCTAATTCATCTAGATCATCTTCTTCTTTGGCACCAGCCAGAGTTCCAGAAACATCAATTGATTCGATTTCTTCAAGATCATCTTCTTCTAATTCAGGAGAAACTTTTGTATATGTCACGTTTAATTTGGAAAGTTTGTAGTCCTCTGGGGCAGCATCTTGATTATCGAACATCTCGCTGACAACATCATTAAATTCCTGAGACACAGCTGGTATTTGAGCAGTATCTGAAGTTGTATCTGCCTCGGTAATAGGTTGGTTAATTTCAATTGGAGTATATCCTGCACCCATACCAACGCCAGAAAAGTCGAGTCCAGTCAGATTTAAATTTCTTAATGTTTCTAATGTGCTGCTATCTAATCCAAATTGACCCAATCCAGCCAATGTACTATCTTCAGTTGTTTGAAGTGCTGCTGCAACATTTTTGATTCCAGAATCTTCTGTCAATCGAGTCGTATTGATTCGTTTGGCACTTTCTTGATCTTCCTGAAGTTTTGATATAAATTCCTCAGCCTGATCCATTGACATAATTGCGTCTGCAGTAACATCTCCAGGTTTGGTGTATGTTGGTTCGCTCTTTTCAATCTGATCTTGAATCCTTTGATTCAACGATCCTGCAATTGAATTGTTGATTGATTTTGTATCGCTGGAGACAACTTTCTTGACCATGTCGCCTGCATCATCTCTAAAGGTGTTGCCAATTGTGGCTGCGCTTGGAAATGAGGCACCAAATGGACTTCCAAATGGACTTCCGAAAGGATTTCGGAAAGGACCACCACCAAATCTAGATGAGAAATCGTTCTGATAGAAATCGCCTCTATCTGCAAAATTGCTGCGAAGTCTTTCGATGTTAGATACGCCAATTGCCATTATCGTTTTCTCTGTAGTTGTCGTTCTCTTATCTTATCATTTTCTTCTTTGACGTGTTGCGCCACTAAAGAAACATACATTGCTCTTTCCCAAGGAATCATTTGCTCAAGTTCCGTTAGGCTATATCCATGATGTTGCATCAATGCAAAATTAGTCATGAAGTATGTTTTCAAATTCTCATTACGAAGGCTTATACGAAAAAATCGAGGAGACCCTCCAGCCTGATGGTGTGATTCTTACCACACTTCTTACAGACTAATTCATTTTCAAATTTCAAAATAGGCATGTCAAGAAAAAACTTTTTAATCTTTCGATATTGTTCAGTTGTTAAGTTATTCACAAACTCATCAAACTCACCTTGCTGCATTTCATCAATTCTATAAACCTGATTCTCATCAAAAAGATATTCTGTACATTGTTTAAGAATCTCAGTCGGTGCATCTTTTGAATTCAGCTTCTCAATCAATACTTTCGAAACACTGATTGTCGGATAATTCAATTTAATACCAACGCCATTTGATAACTGAATCATATTCTGGACTGGCTTGTGATCAATTGCTACTTGTAGCAAGTCCACATTCATCTCCATACGACCTTTACATCTCTTGTTCTCTGCAACGACGTTTTCGCAAACGTATTCTAGAGTCACAACTTCGCCGATTGATCTTGCTCTTAAATTTAAGAACAAATACTCAATCTCATATAAAGGTAATGATTCAACATCAATATCTTCTAACACACAATTCTTCACAATTTGCTTAATGGCATCTAAACTTGTTTCATAATCTTTTGACTCAAGTGCCATTAAAAGAATCTTTTCTTCTTTCACCACGAATGGTCTAAAAGTAATTTCTTTATCTAATGACTCAATTCTAAGTTTATATGTCGGCAAATCAATTTTTGGTATAGCCATAATTCACTCCATAAGTTATCAGCCACCTCGTCTTCTTCTTCCAGTGACGTCAATACTTTCTAATATTTCGGTTTCTCTTCTAGTTCCTCTCACATCAATACTTTCTAAGACTTCACTTCCATCTCCACGTCGTCTTCTTCCATTCACATCAATGCTATCTAAGACTTCTCTATCGCGGCGATTTCCAACAACATCAATGCTCTCTAAAACTTCTGGCGCATCATCATCACTTCTCTCATATGCGTCAGCATTCAAACTTCTCCAGTAACGATATGAGAATGTGGCGTCAAGTCTAATTGGTTCTTGTTCTGCCCACGATCCTTTGATTTCACCAAGATTAATTGGAAACACTTCGTAAAGTCTCATGCCATATGAGACTCGATTACCATCCTCAGAAATTTGAAGAATGTCTATTTCTCCAATGTAATCATCGCGATATCTAAAATCGTATTTGTTTTCTTTTGGGTTTACAAAGTTTAGCCATGCGTCGAAGAACATTTTCTGACGCATGTCATCATCCACAATAAATGAAATCGTTACATCTTTGTAATCGCTGCGAACTGGAACGTTCATCGGTGGACCACCATAGTATAAGTCGGTGGTCAATAGTTCTTGTCCAGGATAACTTACAGACTCTGCATAATAAGTAAGATAGTTATCCTTTTCTTTATAATTCAGAATCTCAACAAGCTCTGCTGGCGGCTTGATATTGATGGCAATTCGATTGAGTCTTGAGAAGCCACTCTTTCTGGCTTGAGAAAGGAAGTTGCTGATGTTCAGCGTTCTTTGCGGATTTATTGCCATTAAGCGTAGCTCCTCATGTTTTGTACAGGAAGAAATATTGCTGTTTCCCAGTTATTCGGCTCAATATAAATTAACGGGGAAACCATTTGATCGTACAAATATCTTCGCATACAGTCCTGAACAGCGGAGAATCTACTCATATTTTTCAATAGATCGTATGAGAGATTAAATCTTGTAGAATCGTCATATTTATCGTTGTTTAAGAAGATTGTTAGTCCATCCAGCATTGTCATTCGCATTCCTGGATTTAAGAAATGGAAATTGATTCCAGTGAATCCATCACCTGTTACTGTCGTTGGAATCACTAATGGAAACTCATCCCACTGTGGAAGTCGCTCTTTGGTTAGAGGATCATATCGAAACATGAACATACGACCAACTGCAGCAAACGGAGTGACGCGCTTCGGATCGTTTAAGACGTTTGAACGATTTGTTGGGATCTTTGTTTTAGCAATCTGTTGTTGGATGAACGCTTTTGCTTCTTCAGTTCGGGCTTTGATACCCTTCTTCGCCATCTCTCTCGTAATTTTTTCGAGTAATGCTGCCATTAGATTCCTAGATGGTCCTCTGTGATTACGTTAAACTTCCAATTTCTATCTTTACAATACTCTGCGGCGGCTTTCCATTTAGCCTCATTTACACCCCAGTTTGCGACTTCTTGGATATACTGTCTGGTGACTCGACTCTTCATTTTAGGAGGGGCTGCTTGACTCTTTGGTTTAACTTCTAGAATCAGACTTTCTTCAATGCCTTGTCTATTCTTAACTTTGACAAAGAAGTCTGGGAAATAACGATGCCATCTTCCGTCCACAGGCGATAAATATGGAATAATAATCTCTTCATTTGACCATCCAATTACGTTCGGGTTTTCATCCAAGTGCACCATTACTCGGCGCTCCCACAACGATCTATACCAGATGTTCTTATGGTCACCTAAATATTTACTGAGGTTTTTTGGACTAAATTTTCCGCTATAAGCCATCAATTATTTATAGGAAATTTCAATGGCAGAAGTATTAGAGAGCATCGATGTATCAGGAAATAGACCTGGTGTTGATAGAAGAGGCGATGAAGTCCTTTCAGATATTTCTGTTGAGGGTCGTCGACAAGGTGGAAACGGTCCAATTGATGGAGAGAGACTAGAAGGTATTGATGTGGTTGGTCGCTCTAGAAGAAAAGGTGAATCAAAAAATCTATTTTATCCAGAAAGACTTAATGATGCAAAATCAGACATTAAGAATGCAATTCGCTTCACGATTTATTCTCAAACAAGATCTTATCAAGACGATCCAGGCGATACGCCTTATCTCAGAGAAGTTCCAGATCAATACATCGGTGGAGCAAGAACTTTCCCAATCAGCGTTGGTGGATTTGCAACCGCATTCGGTTTGAGGAGCAGCCTATCAGGAATTTTCGGTGCTGGAGGTGTCGGCAGTTTGGTTGAAGATTTGGCAGGTATTGCCACAACTGGTCTTGACTATTTCACTGGCGGCGAAAGAACGAATTACGGCAGAAGAACTCTGCAATTAGATAGCAGCGTGACTCTTTACATGCCTGATACGATGGTGAATCAAGACAAGCACGACTATCAGCCAATTTCAATCAACCAAGCTGCTGGTAGAGCAGGACTTTACACTGCAGGATTCCCAGTTGCGGTGGGCGGCACAGGTTCTCCATTGGGCAGAACAGAAGTGCTTGCTGAACTAGCAGGAAGAGCGGGTATCTTCGGAACACGTTCCACTGAAGCAGTATTGGCTGGATTGGGTTATGCATTAAATCCGATGCTTGAAATGTCATTCGGTGGAACACAACCAAGAGCGTTTATGTTCCAGTTTAGATTTGCACCAAGAAATTATAAAGAAGCAGAAGAAGTCTTGAAGATTATTAAAACACTCCGCTTTCACTCTCATTCAGAAAGCACAGGTGGCAATCTTGATCCGATCACACAGGGTAGTGGAACACGCTATTTGATTCCACCAAATCACTTTGAAATTCAATTCCTCCGCAAAGTGAACAATCGCTTTGAGGAAAATCTTGCGATGCCAAGAATCACGACTTGTATGTTAGCATCTATCAATACTAATTACGCTGCGCAGCTTGATACGTTTGCGACATTCAGAGATGGCAAGCCAGTTTCCATCAGCCTTGATCTAGAATTCGTTGAAAGCGTCATTCTTACTAAAAACGATATTAAGAAGGGATACTAATGGCTTATTTCTCAAAATTTCCAAAAGTATTATATTCCGTAAACAAGGAAGGCAGCGACGCAAAGATCGTTCCAGATATTCTTTCGCGAGTAAAATTTCTAGATTCTGTCATCTCAAATCAAAATCTATTTTTCAAATATGAGATTAAGGGTGGAGAAACTCCTGAGCAGATTGCAAACAGAGTTTATGGGAATCCAGAGAAGCATTGGATTATTCTTCTCGTTAACCAAATAATTGATCCACAATTTAACTGGGCATTGGGTCCATATGAATTTGACAAATACATCAAACAAAAGTATGCTTCATTGAACGTCAGTTTGAGTACGACTGAAACATATCCTACAGGTTATACAGTTGGCGAAGTTGTTTATCAAGGTTCGACATATGATAAATCAACAGCTGAAGCAACGGTTGTAGCCTATAACTCTGGCACAAAAACATTACAAGTTAAATTTGCATCTGAAATTCTTGCAAATGGTAGTAATATCACTGGTGTTAGTTCAGCTCAAACTCATACCATCGTTGCAATCACAAACAATCAAGATGGATACCAGTGGGCTTCTAATACGACCAGTCACTACGAAGCAACTGAAGTAAGAAAGAATTCTGACGATGCAACTACTGAAACGAAGAAATATAGAGTTACTTCGAGTGGTTACAACTATTCAACAGGAAGCGTCATATCTATCAATACCAATACATCATATTCAAACACATACAACGTTGTAAGTTCAGTAAACGGAAGCAACATTCAATATACTGTCGCGACAACGATTGCTCCAGTTTCATATTATGACTATGAAGTTGAACTAAACGAAAACAGAAGAAAGATTGTTGTTCCAAAGTCCTCAGTCATAGCCGCAATTGAAACTCAGTTTGCTTCACTAATGCTGGCTCCATAACATGAAAGATGCAAATTCGGGTGGTAGAACTTCTGGCGAAGGTTCGTTTTCACCGTATGATTATTCGCTTTTAGAATTAAAACTTATCAATGCTTTTGGAACTAACATTGATATTGATTTAATCTATGGCGAAATTAATCTTTACGAAGATTTATTCAGCAATGTGATCAACGGCGATATTCTTCTCACTGACTCGAATAATCTTTTCAATCTATTGAACATGCATGGAAACGAATTTATTTCGTTATCGTTTAGCACTCCAGGAATGGCGCGATACCAGAAGATCTTTAGAATTTTTAAAATTAGCGATTATAGTTTGCGTGGAACATCAAACGCGACCTTCAAGATTCATTTCTGCTCTGAAGAATTTCTATTGAATCAACAGTATTATATTTCTAGATCATTTAAGGAAACAAGATTATCCGACGTTGTTAAGATTATTGCTAGAAACATATTAAAGATTCCAGAAACAAAATTACCAAATGAATTAATCGAAGAATCAGCCCTATTATTAAATCCTGAAAAGAATCCATTAATTGTTCCTAATTTAAAACCATTCGAAGCAATTAATTGGATTTCTTCGTTTGCATTGAGTAAGTTAGATTTATCTCCAGGGTTTTTCTTTTTCGAGACCATTAATGGATACTCATTTAAATCCTTGAGCACTCTATACAATGCACCCATAAAGAAAACGATTTCATACTCTCCAAAGAATGACGACTTCTTTGAGTCGGTTGGTTCCAAACACGACAAATTAGATGAAATGGAATTCAAACAAGTGTTTGATGTTCTTGATAGCATCAACAACGGTGCATATGCCTCTGAATTACTCAAACTCGATGTAATGAATCGCACAACTGAGTTTGAACAGTTTGGATCAAATAGATCTACTATTAAAACACTAAATGATTATCTGCCGTTCAATTATGCTAAAAATAGATTAGGGAACTCGTTGAATCAGGCTTCGGCATATGTCAAGATGTTTCCAAAATTCCAGGACAACCTAGCAAGTCAGTGGTTGTTGATGCGCGCAGCAAGAATTGCATTGCTCAACAGCACTCGACTTCACATTGATATTCCTGGCGATAGTTCGATCTCTGTTGGTGATATTGTCAATGTGAAGATTCCAAAGAATGACGCACAAACAGATTCGAATAACATTACATTAGACCCAATCATGTCTGGCAAATATCTTATCACTGGATTGAGACATCAATTAGTTGATGATAAATATTTTTGCCATGCACAGTTGTGCAAAGACTCAATGAACTTAAATCTCAATTATAGCCCACCATTTAATTCTGGTTGGAATTTGGCAATTAACTCATGAAATTTAAAAAGAATTTTATTGGACAAGACGGCTTTCAGTGGTGGATTGGCGTTGTTGAAGACCGCGATGATCCCGAAAAGTTGGGTAGATGCCGTGTGCGCGTTTTTGGCATTCACACAGATGATCTGGTCGCAATCCCAACAGAAGATTTGCCATGGGCTATCTCAATTTATTCAGTTAATAATAATGATGCCTTTGCTGCGCCGAAAGAAGGCGAATATGTTTTCGGCTTTTTCCTAGATGGTTCTTTCTGTCAATCACCTGCAATACTTGGTGTCATTCCTGGTATCAATCAACAAATTGCACCTGTGGCAAAGGGATTTGGTGATTTAAGAACCTCTAAAAAGATTAAAAATTCTCCAAAGAAACCAATTGCGATTGATTATCCTGAAGCACCTTCTGGTCAAGTAGATGCCATCAGCGGAAACATTATTAATGATGCTGTTGGTGTAGAGAGAGTTGCAAGAGATAACATTATTATTCACGTGCCACTTTCGCGTACTGCAAGACCTTCGTATATTGAAGGAAACCTATTCATCGTTGGATATAACCACAAATTCACAGCACAAGAATTAAAGAAAGGTCATATTGATCTTTTGAACGGAGAACTAGTTCCAATTCTCGGAATTAATGGCGCGGATACTGAAATAACTGAAACTCAGGCTAGAGTTCTTTTAAATCTAGACATTGCCGCTGCAATCGAAGCTGCTCGTTCATCTATCGGCGAGGAAGGATGGGGTGGATTGAACGTTGCACAGAAGGCTGGATTAACATTGACAGCATATAATCTTGGTGCACAGGTCAACTTTGAGAAAGACGGTATTCGTTCTGCAGTGACTTCAGGTGATGTTGTTCGAGCAGCTCAATTATTGAGCACTAGTGCATTAAGATCACTAACTGGTAAGTATCTGCATAGTGAAAACATTCTCTCTCATGCTGCAGCAACTCTGTTCAAATCAATCCCTAAAACAGAAATTTTAACTGAACGAGCTGATGTAACAAAAACTCGTAACCCAGTTTCTGCTTCAGGCGCAGGCATCGGCGTACAGGTTCACGAAACGGATATTTCAACAGACGACAATGCAGATTCTTTAAAGTATCCACTACAAGAAGATATTGGTAAGCCATCCATTTCTGATCTTGCCACTAAACTTGGAAAAACAACACCTCAACGATATAGAGAACGTTCGGTGATCAGCGCAAATGGTGCGTTTGGAGAGTCTTGGTCAGAGCCAGCACCAGCATACGCTGCCGAATATCCATATAACAAAGTAAAGGAAACCGAATCTGGTCACATCTTTGAGATGGATGATACACCAGGGTTTGAGCGAGTTCATTTGGCTCATCGTTCAGGCAGTTTTACCGAGTTTTATCCAAGTGGTTCGAAGGTTGAGAAAATTGTAAAGAACAATTATAGAATCGTGATGAGCGATGATCATCTGTACGTTGCTGGAAAAGTGAATATCGTTCTTGAGTCAAATGCACACATTAAGGTTGTTGGCGATTGTTTCTTGCAAGTTGAGAATAATCTAGAAGCATCTGTTAGTGGAAATATGAACGTTGCGATTAACGGCGGCTTCAACGTTAAAGCAAATACTCTTCACTTTGATATTGCTAACACATCAACAATTACAGCAAACAATCAGTATATTTCTATCGACGATAAACTTGTTATCAATTCAAACACATCAAACGTCACTACTGCAAACGATTTAACGATATTCTCAGCAGCAAATCAATATTATACGACTGCAAATACAGTCTATCATAAGTCTAAGAATATTAAAATTGAATCTTCTGCAGACGTATCAATCAACTCAGCTGGAGTTGGTTACTTTACTACAACTGGAGTTTTAAATCTTAAGGGCGGCTCAACTCGTATCACTGGATCGACTGTTGATATTGACGGAACATTAAATGCCACAACTACAAATATGAAGGCGACTGGAGCTGACTCCAATGGCGATACGCATCTACTTACCGTTGCTGGTGTCGGCGCTAATGCCGCTGCAAATGCTTATGCTTCTGTTTCGAGCAATTCTGCGATCGACGCTAATGTGGTTATCGATTTGTATTATTCAAGTAAGAAAAATCTCGATGAAATCGCAGAGACTTTAGAAATTACTGTCAAGCAGGTTCAAGAAGTATTAGATGCCTCTTCTTATTTAAGAACGCCAATCAAGAAAGGAACACCAACAGCTGCTCAGAAATATCTCGAGCCAGATAAACTCGTACGATTGAGTGAAGAAATTAATATTGAAAACAATAGAAGTTTGGCAAACTATTTGGCAAATCCAGAAAATTACCGATCTATTTACAGCAATGCAAAACGATTGATGCCGCCTATTTTAAGTTCTGGATCTGATTTGATTCTTAAAAATCAAGTCGGCGAGGATCTGATTGTCATTAACGATTCAGCGGATATCACTCAGTGGTTTGAAAAGCAACTTCTATTAGCTGCCAATGGATACTGGAGAGAGTCTGGAGTGGATCTCAAGGGTAAACGACAACCTTCAAATCCAAATATTCTCAGTCTATGGCGAAATCTTGGATTTATGAACGAGCCATGGAATATGAGCGATCAATCTAACTGGGCTATAGCATTCGTCAACTTTGGATTGAAGCAAAACGGATATCGTTATGTGCAGACTCCAAATCCAAAGGACGTTGAAATTCGAATTGCGGATTACAGATTTAGTCGCGTTAATCCAGTTGACGCTCAACCTGGAGACGTTGTTCTCTGGAACAACGATCACGTGAACTTTGTTTATAAGAATATCAATGGAAATTTAACTTATATCGGCGGTTCGCAGCAACCAGATCCGCGGTTTGACGTTGCAGATACTCGCGTCGGAGATGTGTCTGTAGTTGGTAGTGGTGGTGCGCAAATTGTTACAATTCTCCGTCCGTCGAAGACATAAATAACCATTTAGAGGAACCATAAATGGAAAGAACGTCGCGCGTTTATTCAGATCTTGACATTAAATTTAGTAAACATCCAGTTACTAAAGATGTCGCGATCAAAACGAATGAATATGCTATTATCAGCGCCGTTCGGAACATCATTATGACAAATTTTGGAGAGCGTCGTTTTACTCCAAAATTCGGCAGTGATGTGCTCTCTCAGCTCTTTGAGCCGTTAGATGATATGACTGCAATGAACATTAAAGAAGAAATCATTACAAGTCTGACTAACTATGAGCCAAGAGTTAAGATTGATTACGTCAATGTTGTTCCAAATTTCGATTTAGACGGATTTAATGTTACGATTCGTTTTTATCTCTTAAATTCGATTAAACCTATAACAACGGCTTTATTTCTTCAAAGGTTAAGATAAAATGGCAAATGTCGAGAGCAAACTAGTTATTTCAGAGCCAGACTTTTTTGCAATTAAGTCTAGCCTCAAGAATTTTTTAAAGTCTCAGAGCACCTTTGCAGACTACGACTTTGAAGGTTCAACGTTATCTCAGCTGATCGATCTTCTATCATATAACACGCACTACTTGTCGTTCTATATGAATATGATTGCTAACGAATCTTTCTTGGACAGCGCATCACTCCGAGACTCAGTTGTTTCTCATGCAAAGATGTTGGGATATACCCCATCTTCTATCCGCAGCGCGAAGGCTCGTATTGATTTAAGTTTCACGCTTGCAAGCAATCCAGGGGTTGCGAGTATCACTTCTCTTACATTACCAAAGTTTACAAAGTTTGCTTCCTCTGCCATTGATGGTGTAAACTACATCTTCACTAACTTAGATGAAGTAACTGTTACAAAATCAAACAATGCATTTACCTTCAGCGATCTTGATATTTTCGAAGGTAATCCAGTCACTCAAGTTTTCACTTATAATGAACAATTGAATCCATTACAAGAATTCAAATTGCTTGATAAAGATATTGACACTTCAACCATTGAAGTGATTGTTCAAAATTCTACAGTAGATCTAACTCAAGAAGCATTCACACTTGCAACAGATTCAACAACGCTAACTTCAGACAGTAAAGTTTATTTTCTAGACGAAATCACTAATGGAAATTATAAGATTTATTTCGGAAGTGATATTCTTGGTAAGAAACTTACAGACGGTAACATTGTTGTTATCTCTTATGTAATCAGTAAAGGTAGAACAGCCAACAAGGCAACATCATTTAAACTTCTTGATTCAGTTGGTGGTTTAACAGAAGGCACAATTGTTGTTGATCAGGTTGCTGCTGGTGGTGCAGCTGCGGAATCAATTGAATCAATTAAGACTCTTGCGCCAAAAACTTATGCTTCAAATGGTCGCGCTGTTACCAAAAACGATTACATTTCGCTCATTCAACAACGCTATCCATCATTCGAAGCTGTCAACGTTTGGGGTGGTGAAGAAAATAATCCACCAGTTTATGGTAAAGTGTTTATTTCTGCAAAACCATCATCTGGATATGAGATTTCTAGAACAGAAAAAGATTATATTATTAACACTGTTATCAATCCAATTAGCATTCTTACAGTGACGCCAGAGTTTGTTGATCCAGACTTCAATTATCTCAATTTAAACGTTCGTGTTACATATGATCCAACTGCAACAACATTGACTCCAGGCGAACTGTCATCATTAGTTCGAACACGCATCAATAACTATGCGAATACCTATCTTGATCAGTTCAATTCATACTTCAAGATTTCAAGATTGATGCACGAAATTGATATGGCTCATCCATCAATCGTCAGTAACGACGTTGATGTTAAGATTGAAAAGAGATTGACTCCAATCCTTGGATCGTCAAGAAATTATATCGTGAAATTTTTCACTGAATTGAAACGTTCAACAGGAACAGATCGCATCAGCTCTGCACCAGCATATACTGCATATGATAACGAAGGTGTTCTACGTGAATTCTACTTCGAAGAAGTCCCACTATCATCAACAGGTGTGTCAGCAGTTCAAGTCATTCTTGGTGGATCAAATTTGACTACAACTCCGAGATTAGATGTTATCGGTGACGGCATCGGCGCATCATTGAGAGCAGTTGTCACAAACGGCAAAATAACTTCTGTAATTATAGATAAATCAGGTTCTGATTATTCAACAGCATCAATCAAAGCATACGATCAAGATGACAACCTATTAACAAATGTCGTGCTAAAGCCATTGATTGAGAATACAACTGGTAAACTCAGATCATACTATTTCGACAACAACAATATTAAGATTGTGTTTTCTGAAAATGCTGGTACAATTGACTATTTGATTGGAACGATTACACTATCTCAATTTAATCCATTAGATGTTA